CACTTCTTATTATTTATTATCCAATTGGACATTTCTGTGATATAAGTCTTATTACTTTTTTTCTTTTTCTCTGGTTCTTTGCACTGTTTTGCTGGTTTGATCTCGATCAGATATGTTTTTATCATATTTGTCTTATCTTTAACCTTTATTACAAAATCTGGGTAGTATTTATGGTATTCGTTGTCTATTGGAGAGAAATAGGGAATAGAGATCTCCTCGCTCGCCCATGTTAAAATATTGACATTATCATCACAAAAAACCATAAATTTGCGCTCCCAAAGAGATCTATAAATAATCGTAGACGGATCTCCAGCGTATTTGATTGGATTTTTAGGACTGAACTTTCCTTTATACGATGAACCCATATAAATACCATAACTCCTATTAAGTATTTATCACCATGTCTATAAGCATTCCAACATTAGTTCGTAGTATCGCTCCATTACTCATTCCTTCAGGAATTCCGGGTAATGGACTTCCTTTAGCACAACGAAATATTGGTCCGGGAGGAGTTCAACAAGTTCCTCCTAATCTATGGGCAGCGTTAACAGCAGGAGAAACCCCACCATCATCGATCATTAATGCAGATAATGCTGCAACTTTCATAAACCATCAAGAGGTGAATGTCTCTCGAAACAGCGCATTACAACAAGCTGAGGAGATATCAAATAATATTAATGTTGATAGTGGAGTAAATGCTATTATAGAAAGAAATCAGAAGGCATTAGGACTTAATGGTGGAGCCAATGGTTTCTATGATATTAGTTTGGTAAGCACCGATAAAGATGGAGTAGAACCAGATGGATTTAGATTATATCTGATATGTCCTCCTAGACCTGCTGTTAGTGTCGTTATGGCTGCTGTTGGAACAGGAATAGAAAAATCAACAGAGGTAGTCAAAGGTGTAGCAGATGCAGCTGCTGGAGTTGTGAGTTATGGTTCTTCAGATGCTGCTAGTGCAATCCAGACGGGTGGTGCAGCTGTAAATCAAATAGGACAATCTATCAAGAAATATATGGTAGCTAGTGGTGATGAATTTGATAGCAAGTTCAATGAATATGTGCGGAATTCATATGATGGGCCAGATGGTAATGCTTTTTATTCCATCGTACTACCAGTTCCAAAGGAACTCGCAGAAATACATGCCCATAATACAGATAATATTATGATGGGACTGACCCCAAGATTATTGGCAGGATTGGGTGGTTTGGCAAATGCAGGAGATGATATATCAAGACTAAAGAAGAAACCCGCTGGTGGTGGTAGTAGTCCCTTTAGTACGGCATTTGGAGCTCTAGGAGACTCACTACATTCGTTGGCAGCAGAAGCAGGATCGTATGCTATAGATAGTGCAAGACTCGCAATGGGTGTTGGTTTAAATCCCAATGTAGAAACAATATATTCTATGCCTGTTCCCAGAAACTTTCAATTCACCTTTGAGTTATATGTGAAATCTAAAGAAGAATCGGATATAGTAAGGGATTTTATTCAACGACTAAAACAACATTCGTATCCATTATCCACACTACAAATTGGTGGTCAGAGTCAAGTATACTTATACCCGGGAGAAGTGTATTTTGAATTCTCAGGCAAATTCAGAAATAATCTTTTCAGAAGTTTACGACCATGTTTGATTACAGGAATCAATATTCAATATAGTAATCAAGATCAATACCAACACTTTCAGGATGGTAGTTCTATCGTGTATGTTGTAAGTATCTCTCTACTTGAGAATAAACTTATTGATAGAAATATCCTCATGGATGACGCAAAGAAATATAAAGACGAAGGATTTGGTAGTGAGAGTTTCCGTAACAAGATCAAATTCAAAGATACTATTTTCCGAGAATCTGCACTAAAAATAGGAACAGATCCTCTTGGGTTTATTAATGATAATTTAAATACGAGTCTACAACGATCATCTGTTGGGGCATCTAGAGATCCAAATCACCCACCAAGTACACCTGGCTAATCATGCTTACAAATTATATTCCATTTAATATAACTCTTCATAACAATAAGATCATACCAGTTCGTAATATTTTTGCATTCAGAAATATCTGTGCAAATTTATTCATTGATAAGAATCATATCATGCGGTATTCTATCAAGAGCGGGGATACCCCAACATCGATTGCGTATTATTTGTATGGGTCTGAGAGATATGAGTGGGTTATTTATTGTACAAATTCAATTATTAATCCATATTATGAATGGCCCTTGTCTGAAGAAGATTTTTATGAAATGATGGAATCTAAGTATTTTGGTAAAAAATGTCTATTTTTAAAGATGAATAGTTTTACGACTAACTTTGTAGTCGGTGAGACTATTACTTCGGGAGCAACTACTGCTATTGTGGATGCGTGGGATAGGACTTTGCAAAAGATAACAATCAAAGATCAATCTGGAGCGGGATCATTTGATGTTAATGATGTTGTGTCATCGAGTAGTGCTACAGGAACCATTGCTAGAGTGATTGATAGAGCAGAATCCGCCCTTCATCACTTTGAAACGATTGGTGGTTTATTTCTAGATCCACTCGTTGGATACTTACAAGCATATGTGTCTTCAGTAGAAGAAACACAGGCAGTCACCAATATGCAATATGAAGATAAATTGAATAACTCTAAAAGAGAAATATATGTACTCCGTCCTGAGTTTATACGCACAGCTGAAAATCTCCTAATAGGAAATATTAATAAAATATCAGAATTTGATGCAGAAAATATCTTACTATGAATACACTTGATTGGATTGGATCTATATTTCTTACCAATGATCTGGTAAGTATGAACATTACTCCTCTTGTTATCCGTGTGGAGATAACCGAGGATTTGTTTTCTCCATATCCTATGGGTTATCTTTTATTAGAAGAGATGCCTAGTAATAATCTTGTTGGTAGAATGGGCGCAGATGGATTGGTTGGAAAGGGTGAGGAGATTCGTCTTGCATTTACAGGTAAAATTGGCGAATATTATCAGGAATTACAGGGATTCTTCTGCTATAAAGTAGAACCGTTCACTTCTGACGATCCACGAACTCTGAAAAGCAAGATGAACTATAAGTTATATTTCTCTTCACAGATATTCTTTATTAATGAATTGATTTCAGTTGAACGATATTATGAAGATAAACTATCAAATATTGTCAAACAACTTGTAGAAAAGCAATTACAAGGTAAGTTAGCAACAATAGAAGAAACAAATAAAAAGCAATCTATATTTTTCCCACAATTATCTCCTATTGAATGTATCAATATGTGTGCTAGTAGGAGTATTTCAAAGGAAAATGAGAATGATGCAAACTATGTCTTTTATGGAGACATAGATCATAAATATCACTTCGTTAGTTTGGGTAAACTAATGACATCCACCCCCGTGATTGGTACTTACGATTATGACGGAATTAAAATAGAAACCACATATGGAACAAACTATCTGAGTTCTGGTGATATCAACAGAGGTACTACAAAATATAATGCAATACGGTATAGCATAAAACCCATTGCTCCAATTAAACAACTTCTAAATGGTATGTTCTCTTCTTCTTTATTGGATTTCGATATAACAAAAAGAAAATATAAGACATATAATTATGATTATTCAAAAGAATTTGAAAAATCAAGACACTTAGTAGATAAACCAATTGTATCCAAGAGTACAGATTTTATCAGTCTATCGTATTTAAATCCAGATGCATTTCGTGTGTACCATACATCTGCACATTATATAAATGATGAGAATGAGATTTCCGAATTGTCTAATAATTCAACAAATTCTGGTAAAGATTATATTCTTAAACGACGATCCCAGATGCAACAAATCAATCAAATGGGTTTGGAATTAGAACTGCCAGGAAATCCGATCTTAAAGATTGGTCAAACAGTTTTCTTTGGTAGACCACAAATAGACTTTTCTGGTGCGGATGCTAACACTGCGCTCAGAAATCCATTCGTCACAGGAAAATTCTTAATAACACGAAAAACCTCAATCTTGGAAAACAGTAGTGCAAACAACACTACAGGATTCAATCTCAAGACAGTCTTCTCACTGCGAAAAGATTCAGATATAGGTACTGCAAATAAAGAAACAGAAGGAACTACAGTATGAACATAGCATCAGGTGTTTCTCCATTTTGGTTTGGTGTTATAGAAGATCGCATGGATCCATTGGAGTTGGGACGCTGTCGCGTTCGTGTTCTTGGATATCATCCAGACGAACTAAAAAAATTCCCAACAGAAAAACTACCGTGGGCGACATGCGTTCAATCGTCCACATCTGCTGCACTAAGCGGTAAAGGAAGCACTCCAGTTGGAATGGTTGAGGGTTCATGGGTTGTTGGATTCTTTGTTGATGGTTCTAATGCACAAATACCTGTCATCATAGGTAGTATCAATGGATTAAATGAAACTCTAGTAGATGGTGAAAATACGGGAGAAGGATTTAGAGATACACGAACCGCAGACGAACTCAAATTATTTCCTGTTGATATCTTTACGAAACAAGAATATCCAGATGGAAAAGATAAACATGGAGATGCACATGGGGCGCAACTCCAAAACCAAACAACATCAGAAGCGTATCCAAGAGAGAAGTATTCTCCGGAATCATCTGGGAGAGATCGTGGTACTCCTGACATAAATATTTTGTCTATACAAGATAAGACTCGATTAGAAAAAACAATAGTCGATACTAAACGGAAACCTTTAACACAACAGGGATTAAGAGATATCGGAGTGGATGTTGCTAGTTGTAAGCACCCAATCTTTGGAAGTGGTGTTATTGGGAAAAGTGGAGTCAATCGTGGAACAAACAAAGGATTAGGAAGAGGTATAAATTTACAACAATCAACTTCTGTTTCTTCTAAGAGAAATAAATCCAAGCAGTTTGTAGACAAACCAACAAATAATAATGCAATTCGTATTGATTCATCGAAGACGATGAAATAATGGAGATATAATGGCTGGATCGCAAGCAAATACAGGTCAATGGTATGAACCAGAAACCCCATACGGTAAAGTAAAGGGTAAGGATTTAGCACCAAGAAACAATGCTTCCAAAAGCACGATTTATCCATTTAATCAAGTAACAGAAACAGAATCTGGACATATCATTGAATTGGATGATACTCCGGGTGCGGAACGAATTAACATTCACCACAGAAGTGGAACCTTCGAAGAAATCCATCCAAACGGAGATAAGGTAGAAAAAGTCGTAAGAGATCAGTATGTCTCTATTCTCAGAGACAGTAATGTTCATATCGACGGATTTTCTAATGTTACTGTGGATAAGGGATTGAAAGTTTTTGTAAACAGAGATAATCTTCCAAATGCTGAATCATCTTGTGTGAATTTCGATATCCATGTCGGACAGAATGCCAATGTTAATCTGTTCTTGGAGAAGGGAAATTGCAATGTTCGCCTAGACGATGGGGATCTCAATCTTGAGATGAAACGGGGAGATATCAATATTGCACAAGATAAAGGCAATTTCAATCATTTTATTGGTGGAGACTATAATCTAGAATGCACAGGACATATGCATGTTGTGGTTGGACAGGATCATGTAACGGAGATAGGTGGATCTAGGGATGCGCGTGTAGACGGTGCGTTTGACAATTTACAAGTGACCTCTGGTTACAAAGAAACACTGGTTGGTGGAGATCACCGCACAGAAGTTATGGGTGGTGTATATGAACTATATCATAAGTCACAAGATACTCGAATTTTGTTAAATCGGATTGCTCATATTCTCGGAACAAATGATACGGTTATTATTGCAACAGATACTTTGAATGTGGGGGGATCACAAGATCAAACTATCACGGGATCTCGTTCAGTGACTACTGGCGGATCTACAAATATTCTAACAGCTGGATCTACTAAAGAAACCACTGGAGGATCATTAGATATGCTATCTGGAGGAAAAACTGCTATATCCTCTTCTTCTATGCATTTAAACGGTGGATCTAGTATTATAGGCAGCGGAGGAATGATCCATTTTAATGGGCCTCCT